CTAATGGGTAAAGCATTGGTCATATCAAGACCAGCGTTACTTATAGATACTCTTGTTGTGCCAGCAGTAGAAAATCCTATAGTGTTAGAACCAGATCTAAACATTCCTGTATCTGTGTCGTTATCAAACGAATAGGCTGGACTACTTGCTCCCGATCCATCATCACCTAAAAGCGGGCCTGTCATTGTGCCACCTGCTTTAGGCAGTAAACCTAAATTCTCTTCATCTAAATTTCCTACAGTAAAAAAATCCGCAGCAGTTCCAGATGGAGGATTAGGATTAGCTTGATCTCCTCCACTTGATTTTCTAATTAAAAGTTTATTTGTTGTATCATCTGCTAGAAATTCACAAGGTAATATTGTACCTGCATCATCTCTTGGTCCGAAATTATGAGTAGCAACAGCTTTTATAGTGTTTTGAATATCTAGTCTTACAACTTGACCAGAAGCATTATCTATATTTTTACTGTCGACTTGATTTGTCATTTAAAAATGCTTTTCTTTATATTACACCCCTTTACCGTAACCGACAGCTTGAAACGTAAATTCTTTAGCAGGATTAACAGGATTATTAGAACTATCTAATATTTTGATATTAAACCCCGTTCCACTTACATTTGACAAAACAAAATAATCCCCAGCTTCAGCTCCTATTATTGTTATACCAATAGAGGGTAAATAAGCATTAACTCCACCTAAACCAGTAGCACCTGTAAAAAATGGGCTACCAAAAACTACATTTAGTCCTGATGAAGAAGAACTAGATGTTAATGGAGCAGTAGAAGTGGTACTTCCAGAAACATAACTTCTTTCGGTTCTTGATTCAAATGCAGCAAGGAAAGATAATTGTTGAATAGAAATATTGTGAGCAATACTTTCTGATTTTAAATTTAGTCTAAATTGAAATCCTCTTCCTTTAAAAGTACCGTTAGCAAATGTATTGAATGGTTTATTAGTAAAATCTGAATTTGCATACGATGAACCACTTGGAGCACTTAATGTTGATCTTACAGTCATTGAAGCACTAACATCATTAATTTCTGGCCCATCAAAATTGCCATTCTGTGCGTAATCATCCCACAATGTACCAGTAGGTATTAGAGCATCTATTGTATTTGATGCACCAACAGTAAATCCTATTGCTTGTACCAATCGTTTTAAATTTAAAGAGAATACAGCACCTAAATCTAAAATATCTTCAAAATCGTAAGTACCTGTAAGATTTACAGATGGATCTGTTAATTCTAAACCTCCTCCAACTACACGCACATTTGTTTTATCACCTAAAAACCCACCTGTATGTTCTTTATCCTCAAGAATTTGTTGACTATCTATTAAATCAGGTAAATCTAAAATTATAGAAGTTTCACCAGTGCTAAAGTTTCCTTGATCATCTCTAAATTTTAATATATATTCTCCTTCTAAGTTTGGTACTACAGCTTCAGTAGTATTACCAGCTAATGCTTCTATAAGATCAATAGAGTTTTGAAATGAACCACTACCGTCAGTTTTATTTGAGTGTCGAACATAAACTTTACCTCCATGAATAACATCAGGATCTACAGATTCATTCCATCTAAGTCTTATTAATTTATTTGTAACTGGTTCCATTGTTAAATTTTGGACATTCGCAGGAGGTTGTGCTTTACCTATGGCATTAAAACTTAAATCACTAGAAGTAGCAGATAATTTTAAAGCAGCATTATATGAATAAACTTTAAATTCATATGTACCTGCTTCTGTATTTAATAATTCAAAATCAGGTCTGAATACAGTTTCACTTACCCAGTTACTATTATTAAATCTATATTGGACAAAGTATTGACTAACTCCTGTAACAGGTCGCCAAGTTAATAATAATTTTGAAACAGCTAAATTATTTATAACCACAATCATTTCTTTAGATTCACCATCTTGATTAGTAATTCTTAAGTTTGATGGTGGTTCTTTTAATTCATTTAGTAGTGATACGCTTCTTGCAGGTAAACTTACACCTTGCATTGAATCTATAGTGGTATATTTTTCTGGTCTATGTAATAAAGCTGTTATTGAATAATTGATACCGTCTTTTTCTTCAACACTTATTATTCTAAATAACTGTGCTGATTCACCATCAGCATCACTTTCTAATAACCAAATAGAATTTGAATTTGGAGCCTCTGTAAATGACGCATTGCCTGTTGATTCATCTCTTCTTGTTATATTGTTAACAGTTATAACAGAACCAACAATTCCTGTAACAGTTCCAGATTCAATACTTCCATCAGGCAAAATAACACTACATTTCTTATTACTGCCTCCAAAAGTATCTATATCTGTTCTATTGTCTATTGTAATTTGAGTTGTAGTTGCAGTATTTATACGACCACTTCTTCTCTGTCCATGTTTTACTGGATCATTTATAGCAATCACATTTCCAGGCCTAACGATAGCTCCAGAATCAATAGATGTTGTAAAAGTTACAACTTCTGTTTCTGACTCTTCGCTTAGTAATACAGCTTTTCCGAGTCTTCTAGCTTGTCCTCTAGATGTACAAGCAAATGCTTTTATATCTTTTTTTACAATTCCTAACTTAGCTTGTCTATCTATATCCTCCTGTAAAGCATCTGGACCTGTTACATCATCTCCAACAACTTCATAATCTATTTCTTGACTATCCATATTAAAATAGCTAACAGAAATAATAGAATGTCGCTGTTTTAAACTGCTACCAGAATACGAAAACCCACTTTCACCTACATTTGCCAAACTAAATAAATAACTAGCGTCTGTTGGAGCATCTTGAACAAGGCTAATAGAACCTGCTTGCCATACTGGAAAACATCTCATAACACCAGCTAATTCATTAATTAACTGATATGCCTCCGTAGATCCTTGTATATTGAGATTGCAACTAAATCTAGCTTCTTGTCCATTAAAACCATCTGAAACCAATTCATTTGCATATCTACTAGCTTTAACAAAGCTAAATAAATCCAAACTACTTAATGAAATATGTGTACCAAATCCGTACCTTTCAGTTGTTAATAAATCTAAAAGTATCATGGCAGGACATGAGCACCAAATAGCACTACCCATTGTTCCGTTAAATATATAACCACTTGGATATACAATTCTTCCTGTCTGTATATCGACTCTTGGAATAGCAGTAAAAGTACAATTAGATGTTCCAACAGTTTGCGAAGTTCCCGAAGTAAATGTAAAACTATTTGCATTTGGAACTGTCTGAATTGTGTAGGTTCCATCTACACCGTTTCCAGAGGTTGCATTAAAAAATATTTTATCTCCTACAGATAATCCATGATTAGTGTTGTTTATAGTAACAACAGTAGTAGATTGAGTATAAGTGGCAGTAACAACATTTGAACCTGCTCCTGGTATTTTTACTTTTATTCCACGAATACGAAATGCTCTTTTAGGAATAGAGCTAAATTGTTCAGAATCTAATCTTAAAGAGCTATAAGCACTATTTAAATATCTTTGTTTATCATCAACTAACTCACCAATACTTGTCCAAAAAAATTCATCTACTAATTGATCAGATGTACTGTCTGGGGTAAGTCTTATAACTCTTATATCTACAGGAAAAGCGGTTCCTGCGTCTATTTTACTTTGATCAAAATCTATACGATATTGTTTTTGGTAAGTATCAGCAGTACGACCTGTGATAGTATCTGGTTCAATAGCATTAGTAAAGCCACCATTTTGATATTGAATTTGTATTTTGAGTTTTACAGTAGAACCCAACAGATCACCTTGATCAGTTGCTTTTTGTAACTGAGGAAAACTGATAGTAATTTTTACAGCATCAACATTAGTGGTTGAGATCTGTCTAGTTACTGCACCGTTTAAACCCGTAGCTTGAGCTGTCCACGTTACTCCATTATCAGTTATCGTTTGTCCGAGTGAAGCAGACGTAAAAGCAGTAGGTTCATTTGCACCACTTTGTCCTGCTGTCGTACATTTAAATACAATTTCTATATTTGCTCCATCAACATTCGATTTTACTATATTTCCGACAGTATAACTTTTACTTGCCTCCCATAATGTAGCTCCATCAGTGTTTGTAACAGGAACATTAACAGCAGTTGGAGATTCACTACTTTCAATACCAGGAATATGCTCTTGGTTTGACGTTCCAAAACGTGGTACAAATTTTACATTTTGAAAATTAAATTTTGATGCTTCTGGAGTTGTATTATTAGCCGAAGATTGAAGTACAGGAGTATCATCTAAAAATATATCTTTTAAAGCTGCATTATTATATGCAGTAGATGTTTTATCAGTTATTTCTGCCTTTGATGGACTAGCAAAACCTTCTATCTCTCCTTCAGATAATAAATCTAAAATAGTAGCAAATTGTCTACTATTTAAAGTATCAGGTGCTCTTGTTGGTTGTGGAGCTGACCTTCTTCCTCCACCAGAACCTCTTATGTTTTTCTTTATCATCCTGTCACCTGATTAGTATCAATACCAGCAGAAATTACAACTGACCCTGTAACTATTTCACCATATACTATTGGATGAGATGTACCAGCTCTAGATGTATTTTGAACACCAGAAAAGTTAAAAGATATTCTTGGATCTTCTTCGTTAGAAAAATCTTGTGGTTTAGGTAGAGGAAATAACATTTCACTAACACCCATAAGAGTTAGACCAATACCAATATTTCCTACGAGAGCAGATATTCCAACACCACCAGTGAAACCACTAAGACCTAATGACAAACTAGCACCACCAGTAGCAAAAGCTAATCCTACTAACGCAACTCCTGCTAAAGCTCTTCCTGCACCTCCAGCTCCACTAATTACAGGCACAATACTTACATTTGATTGTCCTATTGGATTATGTATGTCTTCTTCTCCTATTTCATAATTATCAACAAGCACTTTATAGTACTTATCTGCCATGTGTGCTTCTAGCTTTGGAAAGTTACTGACAAGAAAACGTATAGCATCAGCAGTAGAATTTATTACAGCATCTAATTCTTTATGACCAATAAAGTCAGCTAATTCTCCATAAAGTTTAACTTTTCTGAGCATAGCGATACCTCTTACCAGTACATTTTAACAACCACTCAGAGTATGGCTCTCTACAAGATAGTCTATCTGCTAAATGATGTAAAACCATATCTCCAAGAAAAATAGCTACATGATTTAAAGTTGGGTGCATTATTGACATTAATAATACATCTCCAACTTCTAATTTTTCATCTGATCTTAATTCTCTAAATCCTGTTCGCCAAGCGTAATTTTCAAAAAGAGGATTTTCAAGAAATTCTTGTGCAGTCATACTTCTTTGGTAATCTCTTAGTTTTATACCTTTTTCTTCTTTATACCAATCAACAACTAAACTCCAACAATCAGTCACACCCCAAACCCATTGACGACCTAGCAAAGGTGCTTTATATCCACATGGTTGTAAATATCCCCATTGTTCTGTTTTAGGATTAACAATATACCAAGGTAAATTACTATTTTCACAACTAATTTTATCAGCCTGACTAGGATTAGGAGGTGTTATAGGATGACTATGAACAATACCAATAATTTCACCTATGTTATCTGCTTTTACATAATCTTCTGGGTCAATAATGAAACACTGATTATCTGTAATTGAAAGATTACGACATGGATAATATCTTTCTTTACCTTTAACGTTTAGTAAAAGTCCACAAGATTCTCTAGGATCTTCACGTTGAGCATGAAGTAATGCTTTATACTTCCAAATCATTGACTAAACAGACCAATACTAGGAAACAATTTACGAGTACATTGTCTTTTTGGTGCTCTCACACCAACAAGATCAAATGTTGCTGCTAACTCAAATTCAACTATATCTCTATTTTCTGTTGATTTTCTATCTATTGTATATATTTCACGTTTAAATTCTGCTGTAGGGTCTGGTGTACCTAATGGATTTACAGGATTATTATTTTCATCTCTATTAGGAAAATTTATAGCATCAATAAATCTTGCCATAGTTCTTATTCTTGTAACAGTAGCACCTGTTAAATCATTACCAGGTGTGATTGTATTTACAGCATCTAAAATTGTTGATACTGTTCCCAAAACATTACTAACAATAAATTTCGGTCTTGGTAACTGACCACGTTGAAACGCAAACCCTTCTGCTGTTACAGGTAGTCTGAAATATCTTTTATTTGCAAAAACTATCTCACCGTTAGCATCAAGATTTGATCCTGCATGGAATCTATATATATTAATTTCATTATTAGATGTAGGAAGGCCAGTACTTGTGCCATGTAAACTGGCTGATAATTGAAGAACGAACAATTCTATTATTGCAGAAGGATTTATGTTTTGTATTTCATTAAAAACAGGATCAGTACTCATGGTTCAAAAACTTGTACAAATGTTGCTTGAATTGTTGCTCTTGTTGGGAATTGCATATTTTTACTCCATTTTGGACACTTAAATTGCATAGCACTAG